CTTTCCAAACCCTATATTTTCCAAGGGTTTGAGCGAACCAGCCCTGATTGGCCGCGATTGGCCGAGGCTGGAAACGGCCACGCTGCGTGACGGCGAATCGGCCGCGGCCGAGATTGGGGACTTTGCCGAGCGGGTTCTCGAGGTCAAGCTGATGCCCTGGCAGTTGCACGTTTTGGCCGGCATGACGCAGCAGCACGACGGCGAATGGATCACCCGGCAATCGTTGGTGTCGGTCGCGCGTCAGAACGGCAAAACAACGCTGATCGCCGCGCTTGTCGGCTGGTGGTTGTCAACGCAGGGCGCGGCCCGCGGCCGGCCGCAGACCGTCGTGACCGTCGCCCACAAACTCGACCTGGCAACCGCGCTGTTCAAATACCTGGCGCCGATTCTTGAGGCGCGCCTGGGCGCCGACCCGTCCTGGTCGTACGGCCGCATGGAATTGACGATGCCCGACGGATCAACGTGGCTGGTACGGGCCGCGACACCGTCAGCCGGCCACGGCTACAGCATCGACTTGTGCGTCGTTGACGAGGCGTGGGCCGTGTCCGAGGAATCCGTCAACGAGGGTTTGCTGCCCGCTCAGATCGCCCGGCCCAACCCGCTGCTGGCCATGTTCTCAACCGCGGGCACCACCGCGTCCAAACTCATGTTGTCATGGCGCGAACAAGGCCTGCGGCAGATCGACAGCGGCGACCCAGGGCCGCTGTATTTCGCCAGCTACGAACCGCCGCCCGGCATCGATCCGATGACACCCGACGCTTGGACATACAGCAACCCGGCGCTCGGCCGAACCCTAAAAATCGACACCCTGCGCGCCCTGTCGAAACAGCCCGACCGCAACGCATTCCTGCGCGGCCACGTCAACATGTTCACCGTCGCCACCAACTCGTGGCTGGAATCCGGGCTGTGGGCCGCCCTGGAAAACGACGAGCAGCTGCCACCGGGCGGCGTCCTGGCCGTCGACGCATCCACCGACGAGTCACGATTCATGGCCGTCCGGGCCGTCAAACACGGCGACCGGATCGGCTGCCAGGTCGAGTTCAACGTCGACACCCAGGCCGAAATGTGGGAACACGTCAACCGCATCATGGCCGAACAACCCAAATTGCAACTTGCGATCGCGGCCAGCCTGGACATCCATTGCCCGCCAGCGCTCGAGCGCCGCCGCGTCGTGTGCGGATACCGCGAACTGCTGAAATGGACGCTTGCTGTTCGCTCGCTGATCGTCGAAAACAAGGTCACGCACCGCGGCCAAGCGAGCCTCGGCGAACACGTCGAACGGGCCGTCATGGTCAAACACCAGGGCAGCCTGGCGCTGTCCACCACCCGGTCACCTGGCGACATCACCCTAGCGCGTTGCATGATTTGGGCCGTCGCGCTCGAATCCCGCCCTGGACAAATCGGCAAACCGATGCTTGTGATTACGGGCTAGTAATCTGATCCGCGGAGTGCGTCGGTGTCTCGTCGGGATTCGCCGGCGCATTCCACCCCCACGGCACCCAAAGGTGGCACACTAAAACCATGCCGATTCGCAAAGTACGCAAAGCTGCCATTTCGCCGGCGCCAACCAAGGCGGCCGCAGCGGGCGGGTTCGTGCGTAACGAAATGGGGCCGAACATGATCGGCCAGTACTACAGCTACCAAGAGGGTGCGCTGCGTAACCAGTTCATGCAGGTGCCGACGATCTCGAGGGCACGCGACTTGCACGCATCGGTGATCGGTTGCCTGCCGCTCAAGATGTACACCGAAATGTGGAACGGCGAGGAAATGGAAAAAATGCCGCTGGCGCCGCGTTCGTGTCTGCGGCAACTCGATCCCGAAATGCCAGACAACTACCTGTTTCCATGGGTTTTTGACGATCTTTTTTTCTTTGGTCGCGCTTTTCTCTACATCACGGCCCGCACCAGCGACGGCTACATGGCGCAGGCCACCAGGTTGCCGAGAGGGTCAATCACGACCAGCGACATGGAGGGGCCGGTGTGGTTCGGCAAATCCAAAGACATCTTTTTCAACGGCGGCGCACTCGACCCGGCCAACATCGTGCAGATCGTCTCACCGATCCAGGGCATTATTTACAGCGCGCCTAACGCCGTCGAAACCGCCCTGCGTATCGAGCAGGCTCGCAACCGCAACGCATCCAGCGCGATCCCCGCAGGCGTGCTACGTCAAACCGGCGGCGAACCACTTTCAGCTCAAGAGTTGGCAGACCTGGCGGCCGCGTTCAACGCAGCCCGCGCAACCAACCAAACCGCTGCGCTCAACGAATATCTGACCTACGAGGCCAGCACTGCAACCCCGGACAAAATGCTGCTGGTCGAATCCGCAAACTACAGCGCGCTCGAAATGGCTCGCATCTGCTCGGTTCCACCGTACCTGGTCGGCGTGTCTACCGGCTCGTATTCCTACCAATCCAGCCAGCAAGCGCGCTGGGATTTGTGGCTATTCGGCACCAGGCTCTACGCAGAATGCATCACCGCGGCCCTGTCCCAACAGCTGCCCCGCGGTTCGTTCGTAGAGTTCGATTCGGAGGATTACCTGCTCGAGGTCGAGGAGGCAATGCCCGAACGAGAAATCATTGAAGAAAACACCCAAGAATCGAGGGCATCACGATGATGCGTTTTATCGCAGATCAGGTCACCGTCACCGCCGCCGCCGGCGACGACAACCCGAACGGCCGCACGATCACGGCCGTCGCGGTGCCATATGGCGAATACGCGACGCTGAGCGACGGTTCGCAGGTGCGGTTCATGCAGGGCAGCCTCCCGGTCGACGGCAAGGCGCCGCGCGTGTTCATGTACCACGACAGCACCAAACCGGTCGGCATCGTGGCCGAACGGGTCGAGGTCGAGGGCGCCATGATGGCCGAAATGAAGATCAGCCGCACCGCCCTGGGCGACGAGGCCCTCACCCTGGCCGCTGATGGCGTCATGGACGTGTCCGTCGGCGTCAACCCGATTCGGTTCGACGAGGACAAACAGGGCCGCGTGACCGTCTACGAGGCCGAATGGCTCGAGCTGTCCCTCGTCCCCATCCCCGCCTACGCAGGCGCCCAGGTCGTCGACGTGCAGCTGTCCGGCAGCATCCACCACGCCGCCGACACCGTTTGCGATAATTCAGACACCGAGAACCAAGGAGAGACTTTGGACGCAACACCCGCACCCGCCGAGCAGCCGATTGAGGCTGGCCTCATCCCCACGCAGCCGCTGTACGCGCAGCCCAAGCGTCAGTTCGCAATGCCGAGCGCCGGCGAATTTCTCGCCGCGTACCACACCGGTGGCGACACGTGGCGCCGCGTCAACGAGGCATTCGTCGAGGCCGCCAAGGCGCGCGAAACCGCATTCCAGGCCGCCGCAGGTGACGTACTCACCACCGACACGCCCGGCTTGTTGCCGATCCCGGTTGTCGCGCCGGTGTTCCAGGATCCGAACTACATCCGGCCGGTCGTCGCACACATCGGTGCGCGCGCAATGCCCGACGGCGGCAACTCCAAGACGTTCATCCGCCCGACCTGGACGACTCACCCCAGCGTGGCGGCGCAGTCGCCCGAACTGTCCGCCGTGTCGGCAACGACGCCGGTGATCGCGTCGAACAGCGTCAGCAAGACGACGCTTGCTGGACAGGTCACCCTGTCGGTGCAGGACATTGATTTCACATCGCCGGCGGCCATGGAAATCATCCTGCGCGATCTCGCGGGCCAGTACTTGCTGCAAAGCGACAACGTCGCAGCTGACACAATCACCGCCGGCGCAAGCGCATCGGGTTCAACCTGGACGGTCACCGCAAACGACCCGACATCGTTGATTGACGGCCTGTACGACGCAGCCATTGACATCATGACCGCGACGAACTTTCTCCCGGACACCCTGTTCGTGTCCCCGGACGTTCTCAAGAAACTCGGTCAGCAGCTCGACGGCGACAAGCGCCCCGTGTTCCCGTACGCAGGCGCCGCAGGCCTCATGGGCGTCAACGCCATGGGCACCGCAAACATCACGTCACTCGACATGCTCAACCCGCTCGGCCTCAAGCTCGTCGCAGACCGCAACTTTGCCAACGGCACCCTGTACGTTGCGCGTTCGGCGGCGTGCGAGTTCTACGAGCAGGTGCGCGGCATCATGACCGTCGACGCCCCGGCAACGCTCGGCAAGACGTTCAGCTACTACGGCTACGTCGCCACGTTCATCGCTGACGGCGACATGGTCAAGTACATCGTCGTTTCGTAATCGAAAGGGGCCGCGGTGGCCGACTACACCGTCACGTTTCACCAACGGCTCGACGACTACGCGGTTGTACAAACGCTGACCAACACCCCGCTCGAGCTGGGTGTCAGTTTCACGCTCGCAGGATTGGGGCACGGCCTAAACGGCACGCACACGGTACGCGCCCTGCCCCAATACCTGTTTTTAGGCACCGACGAAACAACCGGCGAACTGCTCTATGACACCCAGGTTGCGATTCAGAACCAGGTGCTGTTTTACGATCCAGGCGACGATCTCGAGCGCACCGCCGCCCTGCCGACCGGGACATTGGCGTACACGCCAACCTGCACGTGGATCACGGCGCAACAAATCCTTGATTGGCTCGGCATCAGCGTTGCCACCGCCGCCGACCAGGCATTTGTCACCCAATGCGCCGCGGCAAGTAACGCATTCTGTTTTCGTCGACGCCAGGAAAGCGGCTACGTCGACAGCCTGACAACCAGCCCGAGCGGTGACATTTCATTGGGCGCGATCCAGTATGGGGGCATGCTGTACAGGCAACGGGGCAGCATCTCGTCCTACGCGGAGTTCGACCAGGTGGCCGCCAACGGCGTCACAGGCCTCTCAGGCGTCATAAAACAGCTGCTGGGCATAGACAGGCCGCAGGTCGCCTAAATGAGCGTCCAGGCGTACACAGACCTGTTCAACACCACGCTGAACAACCTGGCCACCACGATTGCGACCCGCACCAGCCTCCCGGTCGTTACCGACCCGCGCAACCTACGGCCGCCATGCGTGTTCATCGACGCACCGCGCATCCAATCCTGGTCGTTCAACATCGCAAAAATGGAGTTTCCCGTGCGGGTCATCAGCCTCGGCCCCAACAACGCCGACGCGCACCGCAACCTGCTCAACCTGGTCGCCAAGATCATGAACGCCAACATCGGCATGACCGACGCCCGGCCCACCATCGCCATCATCGGCGGCACCGAGCTGCCAGCGTATGATTGCACCGTATTCATCCAGGCCCAGGAGTAACGACATGGCGAAAATCATCAGCCCAAGGCTCGGCACACCGGGCGACGAGTTCGACGAGGCCGCGGCCGAGGCCGCCGGTGTCAACGTCCAGGCGCTTATTGACGGCGGGTTCATATCCCCATCAAGCGGCCGCAAATCTGGTAAAAAAGTGGAACAGACCGAGGAGAACTAAATGCCCACATCCACGCTGCTCAGCAACCCCGTCGTCACCATCAACTCTGTCGACGTGTCCGACCAATGCACATCTTGCGTTTTCACGATCGGCCAGCCGGCGCTCGAAGCGACGGCCTTTGGCGACGCATCCCGCAAGTACGTGGGCGGCCTCTACGAGAACAGCGTCTCGCTCGAGATGTACGCGTCATTTGCCAGCGGCGAAACGTGGGCGACGCTCAAGAGCCTCGTCGGCGCAACCACCACGGTTACGATCAAACCGACCAGCGCCGCCACGTCGGCCACGAACCCGATTTTCACGTTCACCGGGACGTTCGTGGAACCACGCCCGCAATCTTTTGCCCTGGGCGCCCTGGCAACGGTCACCGTGAATTTCACAGGCGGGGTGTACTCTCTCGTAGAGGCATAACCCGAAAGGCAGCCCGACATGCAAATCACGATCCGCTACACCCGCGACGGCGCAACCCACGAGGTCACCACCAGCCTGGCCGTCATCATCGCCTGGGAAAAACGGTTCAAATCCAAAGCGCCGCAACTCGCCCAGGCCGTCGGCATGGAGGATTTGGCGTTCATGGCCTACGAGGCCAGCAAACGCGCGCAGATCGTCGTGCCAGGCGAGTTCGACCGGTTCTGCGACACGCTCGAGCAGCTGGAGGTTGTGGACACCGACCAGCAAAACCCTACTATTCCGGCACCGTAGGGCACGCCCTTTGCCAGCTGCTCATCGCAGTCCATTGGTGGCCGTCTGACGTACCATTCGGTGTCAAAGAACTAAACACCGTCGCCAAAATCATGGAAAGGCAGGCGCGACAAAATGGCCGCCGTTAGCACTTTCAACGTCGACGGAATACAGGACGCATTGAAAAAAATCAATGAGTTCGACCGGACGCTGCGCCGACAAATCACCAAAGACATCCAGCAAGGCGCCGGCAACAAACTCGTCACCGCCGCCAGGGCACTCATCCCCAACAAGCCGCCGCTGTCCAACATGGAACGCGGCGGGCTGATCGGCGGCCGCGAAGAAACAAAATGGGACACCGAGGCCGTGAAACGTGGCATCCGCACGATCGTCGCGCAACGCGCCCGGCCACCCAAAACAATCACGTTCTCGAGCGGCCGAACCGCACGATTCGAGGGCACCCCATTTCAGTTGCTCGTGTTGCAGCAACGCGACGCCGCGGGCGCCATTTGGGATCACGCCGGCATCCGCTCAACCAGCAGCGTGTTCGTCACCAACCTCATCCAGGACGGCGAACGGGTCGGCCCGGCGTACGCACCGCGAGCCATGCAACCGGCCGCCGAACAGGCAACCCCCACCATCGAGGACGAGGTGCGTAAGATTTGCCAGGACGTTATGAAAATCGTGAACCGCAGGCTGGTTGAGTAATGGCAATCAACATCCCCATTTTCTCAAGCCTTGACACCAAAGGGTTCGACAAACTCAAGCGCGAGTTCAAAAGCCTCGAAACCACCAGCGAAAAAGCCGCATTTGTCCTAAAAAAGGCTATGTTGCCTGCTGCTGCTGCGATCGGCGGCGTGGCCACCGCGCTCGGCCACGCCGCTATGGCGGCTGCGGAGGACGAAAAGAGCCAGGCCGCGTTCGAGCGCCAGGTACGCAGCTCGATCGGCGCGATGAACGGCCAAATTGAATCGCTCAACGAATACGTGACCGCCACGCAAATGGCGACCGGCGTATCGGACACGCTCGTGCGCCAAGGCCTCGGCAACCTGCTGCGCGCCACCAAGGATCAAACCCAGGCGCAAAAGCTCATGAACCTGAGCCTGGACATCGCCAGCGCAACCGGCCGCGACGTGGAGGCCGTCACCCTGGCAATGAGCCGCGCAGCGACAGGCCAACTGTCCGCCCTGAAACGGCTCGGTATCCCGCTCGACGAAAACATCATCAAAACCAAAGATTTCGAGGCAGCGACCGCGCAGCTCAGCGACGTGTTCGGCGGTGCAGCCGCAGCCAACGCCAAAACATTCCAGGGGCGCCTGCAAATCCTCAAAGAGCGATTTGGCGAAATGTGGGAAACCGTCGGCTACAAGGTGCTGCCGGTTCTCACCGATTTCGTTGAGTTCGTCGACCGCATCGTCGAGGCAATTGGCAAGGATGGCCTTTCCGGCGGCATCGCCGTGCTACGCGGCCAGCTGCAAGGGTTGACTCGCAGCTCAGACGGCACGATCAACGGCCTGGGCAATTTTGTGAACGCGCTCATTACCGTACGCAACGCATTGG